GACCGAGTGCTGGCTATCATGGATCGCAGAGCGAAACTCATGGGCCTCGACGCACCCATCAAAACCGAGGTCATCACACTCGACTACATCCAGGCTGAAATCGCTCGCCTAGAGGCTTCACTCGGGGAGATAAATGACGACGATACTGCAACAGCGCCTAGCGGAACTGAAACGGCTTGAGGCTCTAGAACTCAAGGAACGTGCGCTCAAGGCTCAGGCCGCCAAGAAAGAATTGTCTCACGCTCGCTACCGTTCCTCAGCCCGTCCCCAGCAACTCCCTCCCGAGGGCAACTGGCGCATCTGGCTCATTCTCTCAGGCCGAGGCTGGGGCAAGACCTTCACGGGCGCAGGCTGGCTGATAGAGAAAGCCCTGAGCGAGCCTGGCATCGAGTGCGCAGTCGTCGCCCCGACGTTCACCGACGTTCGCCGCACCTGTGTCGAGGGGCCGTCTGGCATCATCAAGAGCCTGCCGTCTGGCGCTCTGGAGCAATACAACCGCTCCAACGGGCAGATAACGCTCACCAACGGCTCAAAGATTCACATGGTGTCGGCTGACGAACCAGACCGAGCCCGAGGGCTGAACCTCTCCTACGCATGGCTCGACGAGTTCGCAGCGTGGCGGTACGAAGAGACTTGGACGGCTGGACTAGCACCTGCTCTGCGTATCGGCAACCCTCAGACCATCATCACCACGACCCCACGGCCTACCAAACTGATCCGTGAGTTCATGTCCCGTAATGACGGCTCAGTGGTCATCACCCGTGGCTCGACGTTCGACAACCAAGCCAACCTCTCACCAGCAGCCCTAGCGGAACTGAAAGCCCGATACGAGGGAACTCGCATAGGCCGCCAAGAACTCTATGGCGAAGTTCTCCTCGACGTACCTGGAGCCATCTGGACTCACGCCGACATCGAGAGCGCCCGAGTGGCCGAAGCCCCCGAACTCGTGCGCATCGTTGTCGCCATTGACCCAGCCGTCACCTCGGGGGAACACTCCGACGAGACAGGAATCGTCGTGGTCGGCAAAGGCGCAGACGGTAGGGGATACGTCCTCGCAGACCGTTCGTGCCGTGACACGCCCTCTGGATGGGCGCACAGAGCCATCCAAGCGTTCGAGGACTTCAAGGCTGACCGCATCGTCGCTGAGAAGAACCAGGGCGGCGACATGGTAGAACTCACGCTCCGCTCCGTGATGCCAACAGTCCCCTACAAGGGCATCAACGCCAAGCAGGGCAAGCGACTACGAGCCGAGCCCGTGGCGGCGCTCTACGAGCAAGGACGCATCAGCCACGTCGGAGCATTCGACATCCTCGAAGACCAGATGACGGGTTGGCTCCCCGACTCAGGCACATCCCCAGACCGCTTGGACGCTCTCGTCCACGGCCTCACGGAACTCGGACTGTCGGCTGGCGCAAGTGCTGACCGCTTCTTCGCCGAACTCGCACCGCCCTGCGTCATCTGTGGCTTCCCCGTGGCGGCTGGCACTTCTAACTGCTCCAAGTGTGGGGCGCTCAACAACGACTACGACCTCACGCAGGTCTACCCCCGATAGGACGAGATGGCACTTCGAGACAGGTTCAGCCGCAAGGCACGAGAGCAGAAACTAGCGGAGGCTGTCGCCGAGGCTGTGAAGGCTGGTCTGGCTGGCTCCCCGATGGGAACGACCAACTACAACCGAGCCACCCCTGCTGAGCCATACTCAACCATCGGCGGACAGGGCATCGTCACGGGCATCGGTCAGGCTATCCCTATGGACAGACCAGGTGTCGGCTACGAGGGCGGACAGGTCGGCTCAGGCTTCGGAGCCATGCTCGGCCCAGCCGCACCACTCCTGCCAGCGCCCATCGACGTAGTTCTCGACGACTCGGGCCGTGCGCTTCCCAGAAAATACGAGTACCAAGTCGCCACGAACCTCAACCTTACGCAGTCCGAGGTTCCCTACCAAGTCCTCAAGTCTCTCGCTGAGCAGTGTGACATCGTTCACCGTGCCATCGAGATTCGTGTGGGCGACCTCGTGAAGCAAGACTGGTCGTTCGACCTCTCCGAGAGCGCCATCGCTCAGATTATGCAAGAGCAGAACTGCTCACACGCTAAGGCTTCACGCATCGGGCGAGACCTCTACGGCGACGAAATCAACCGACTGACGGCCTTCTGGAAGAACCCCTACGTCCAGAGTGACCGCTCGTGGAGCGAGTGGCTGACCGAGGCGCTGTGGCAGGTGTTCGTCTACGACCAACTGTGCCTCTACCCTCGCTACAACTTCGGCGGCGACCTCATCGGCATCGACATCATCGACGCACCGACCATCAAGATTCTGCTCGACAACCGAGGCGACGTGCCTCACCCACCATCGCCAGCGTTCCAGCAGGTGCTCTGGGGCTTCCCCCGTGGGGAGTTCGTGGCCTCACCAGAGTCCGACGGCGACTTCTACAACTCCCCTGGCAAGTACGGCGAGTTCAAGACCGACCAGATGAGCGTCTACGTCAAGAACCGCCGCACCTGGTCGCCTTATGGCTTCTCGCCCGTCGAGGAGTGCATCCCAGCAGCAACGCTCTACCTAGATCGCCAAGCGTGGATGCGAGCCGAGTATCAGTTCGGCTCTATGCCGACGACGTTCATGAAAACGAACTCGATGGAACTCAGCCTGGAGAAACTGTCAGGCTACGAGCGAGTGCTGAATGACCGCTTGACGGGAAGCACCGCCGAGCGTCACCGCATCAAAGTTCTGCCCGACGGGTTCGACCCTATCGCCATGCCCTCGCAGGACGAGCGATTCAAGTCCGACTACGACGAGTTCATCATTAAGCGCATCGCCGCCATCTTCGGTGTTAGCCCCTCGGCCCTCGGTGTCGTGGCTCGTGCTGGTCTCGGCGGTGGCAAGGGACAGATGGAGGGCGAGAACGAATCGTCCGAGAGCGTCTCAACTCGCCCGATGGAGATGTACGTCACGGACGTAATCAACTCCCTGAGCCGTCGCTACCTCAACGCCGACCTCAACGTCTCGTTCGTAATGCAGAACCGAGCCAACGCTCAGACCGCTAAGGAGCAGGCGCAGGCTCTGCAAATCTCGCTGTTCTCGGGTCAGAAGACCCTCAACGACGTACAGGGCGAACTCGGTCAGGCGCTCTACGAGATGCCCGAAGCCGACGAACCGTTCATCGTCGCAGGAACCACCATCCAGTTCCTTAAGGGTCTGCTCGAAGTGGACACCACGGGCGAAACCATCGGACAGAAGGAGACCCCCAGTGAGTCAGACAGCCAAAGCAGCGAAGGTCAAAGCGGCGAAGGTGCGCAAGGAGTCGGTCAAGAAAGCCCGAGTCCGAGCGAAGCGCCGCACGATTCGCTAAGGGCGCAGGAGGCTAAGGCGTTCGCCAAGTTCGCCAGCAAGCCACGCTCACGGGAGTTCGAGTTCAAGTACCACACGCTTAAAGAGGCCGCAGTCTTGAAAGCGCAGATAACTGATACCCCAAAAGGACGTTCGACTACTAAGGCGAGCAAAGAGCAGACCGAGTTCATCGCTCGGCGGCGCAAGGTATCAGCGCACTACGCTTCCCTGATCCACAAGGCTCTCAAGGACTCCATCTCAGGGCTCGACACCGCTATCCGCATGGCGCAGGTTCAGGCCACCGCTAAGGCCGCTTCGGACAAGAACGCAGCCACGGCGGCAGTGGACAACCACGTCAAGATGGACACAACCGCCCTGGGCAAGCACATCTCGGACGTTCACGCTGAGGGCGGTTTGGTGGGAACGCAGGACGCAGCCGACCAACTCGGCGACCTTGCTCCCGACACCCCCATCGGCGCACTAGCGAACGGTACGGACTGGGACTCGTGGACACCAGGCGACCCACAGGCGGCCTCAAAGGTCGCAGGCGGCAACCTAGCAACGCTCATGGAGAACGCAGGCGTGACGCTCAAGGGCGTGTCTGACACCACGCTCAAGGCCGTTGGAGACATCCTCGGGCAAGGGCTCGAACAGGGTCTGCCCTACAAGGACATCGCCGACAGCATTTACAACTCCTACGCCTTCTCCTACGAGAGAGCGCAGGTTATCGCCACCACCGAGGGCAACCGAGCCGCCATCGCCGCAACGATGGACTCGTACACCTCGGCTGGCATCAGCCAATGGGACTGGAACACCTACGATCCATGCGACGAGTGCGCCGCTATGGGCGAGGCGAACCCCCACGACGTAGGCGACGACGCACCACCACTTCACCCCAACTGCGAGTGCTTCGTCACTCCAGTCATCAACTAGGAGAACAATGACCGACGAAATCAAGTCCATCTACCTCGGCAACCTGACCGCCAAGCGTGGTAAGGACGGGTTCATGTACGTCAAGGGATTAGCATCTGACGACACCCTCGACCTCGACCAGCAAATCTGCGACCCCGAGTGGCTTAAGTCTGCGTTGCCAGACTGGTTCGCATTGGGCAACATTCGAGAGATGCACCAGAGCAAGGCCATCGGTAAGGCTACCGAAATGGAACAGACGGGCTCTGGCTTCGTTGTCACGGCTAAAATCGTGGACGAGCAAGCCGCCAAGATGGTCGAAGAGGGCATCTACACGGGCTTCTCCATCGGCATCAAGAACGCACGAGTTATCAAGGACAACAAAGCGCCTGGCGGAAGAATCTGCTCGGGGTCTGTCGTCGAACTCAGCCTGGTGGACAGACCAGCCAACCCGTCGTGCGTAATAGAAATCGCCAAGTCAGTAGACGGCGTATTAGTGAAAGGGGCCGCCGTGTCCGAACTTGAAAAGGCTGAAAGCCCAACGCTGAACGCCGAAGCCGTAATGACCGAAGAGCCAGGTGTCGCCACCGACGTTCTGAACCGAGACGAACCCCAGCCATGCCAAGCCTGCGCTGGAACGGGCAAGAAGTCCAACGTCGAGGGCAACACCCAGGAGACCAACTGCGACGTTTGCGCAGGCTCAGGCCACCAGCCCGAGGGTCGCTCAGAGAACGACGAGCCCAACCGCCAGAGCATCCCTCAGGAACTCGACAACCGAGACATGAAGGACGCTGAGCCCGAACTCGCCAAGAAGGACTACTCCGACGCTGAACGTGCGGACGCTGCCGAGGC